TCGTATGAGCGCGTTAGATATCGCTGAAGCAAGAAAAAGTATGTCGGAAGCAGAATTCCGACAAGAATATGAAGCTGATTTTAATACTTATGAAGGACAAATTTGGAATTTTGACCATGAGAAATGTATCTCCAATAATGAGGCATTGGATACCTCTAATATGGATGTATTTGCTGGTCTTGACGTCGGTTACCGTGATCCTACTGCTTTCTGCGTAATAGGATATGACTGGGACGAGGAACAATATTACGTTTTAGATGAATATTTAGATGCCGAAAAAACAACGGAACAGCATGCCGTTGAAATAAATAGATTAATGCAAAAATGGGATATTGATTTTATATACATTGATTCCGCAGCGCAACAAACTCGTTATGATTTCGCTTTGCAATACGATATTTCAACAGTAAACGCAAAGAAATCTATTCTTGATGGCATCGCGCACGTAGCAGCTATAGTAGACAATGATAAATTATTTGTCGATCAACGATGCGCTGAAACTTTATCCTGCTTAGATCAATATCAATGGGATCCAAATCCAAATCTGGCTAAAGAAAAACCTAAACATAACCGAGCTTCTCATATGGCAGACGCTCTTAGATATGCATTGTATTCATTTGAAATAAGTCAGAGCGGCTTTTAATAACACCTACAAAAAATAGTATTTGACAATTTATGTTACAGAGGCTATAATGCAAAGTATGAAAAAGCTCAAAAGAGACCCTGTGAAATACATAAGGGACCGAGCAAAATCAAAATACAAAAAAGACAATGAATGTTACATCTGTGGAACAGAAAAAGAATTAGACTTTCACCACTTTTACTCTCTGGCACCACTTCTTCGGCAATGGCTAAAGAAAAAAACACAAGAAAGACCTGCGCACTATACGGATGAGTATATTGTCATTTGGAGAGACGAATTCATAGAGGAAAACTGGGCAGAGTTATACGATCATACAGTAACTATATGTCATGCTCACCACAGAGAGTTACATAAAGTTTACGGAAGAAACCCTGGACTTGGTACAGCGACAAAACAAATGCGCTGGGTAGATATTCAAAGAGAAAAGCATGGCATGGTATGATAGAATTATTGGTAAAAAAGTTGACGTTGAGGAAAAATTAAATCCTGCTCAGCCTTATTACGACCATAAGACAGAACCTAGCCGAGAAGATATTTTCAGCTATGAAAGGGCTTATGAAGATTTAGAAATAGTTAATCGCGGCGTAAATATGCTCGTCGATGACTGTGCAGAAATTAATGTAAAAGTTGGCGAACAGTTAAGCACCCAAAGTATTATAAAAGGAATTAAAAGATCTCGTATTGATCTTCTCTTAAATAAAGAGCCAAACCTTTTTCAAGATATAAGTACTTTTCGACGAAATCTCTTAATCGACTACTTACTAGACGGAAATATATTTATATACTATGATGGAGCACATCTCTATCATTTGCCTGCAAGTAAGATGACGATTCATGCAAGCGAAACAACTTATATTGAAAAGTTTACATATAATGAAGTTGTAAACTATTCAACAAAAGAAATTATACACATCAAGGATAATTCTTTTTACTCTATTTATAGAGGAGTTTCTCGACTAAAGCCCGCACTTCGTACTATGGTACTTATGCGACGAATGAGAGACTTTCAAGATAATTTCTTTAAGAACGGGGCAGTTCCCGGGCTTGTACTAAAGTCTCCAAATACTCTTTCTGAAAAAATTAAAGAAAGAATGATTCAGTCTTGGTCGGCAAGATATAGACCTGATGCAGGGGGACGCAGACCTTTAATTCTTGACGGCGGTATTGAAATTGATGAAATTTCAAATGTCAACTTTAAAGAACTGGACTTTCAAACTGCTATTGAAGAAAATGAAAAAATCATTTTAAAAGCATTAGGAATTCCTCCTATTCTTCTTGATTCTGGAAACAATGCAAATTTGAGACCAAATATGCGATTGTACTATCTAGAAACTATTTTACCAATAGTAAGAAAGATTAATTTTGCATTAGAAAGATTTTTCGGATTTGAAATAATTGAAGAGGCGAGTAATATTCCTGCTCTTCAACCAGAATTACGAGATCAAGCATCTTATTACCAAGCTCTTGTGAACACAGGAATTATATCTCCGAATGAAGCAAGAGCAGCACTAAACTTCGAGCCTGTAGAAGGCTATGATGACCTGAGAGTCCCTGCAAATATAGCAGGAAGCGCAGCGAATCCAGAAGAGGGTGGTAGACCACCAGAACAAGGAGAAGATAAATGGCTTCACGAAGTAGACTTCGTAAAGATGTCAACGCAACGTTGACACAACAGTTTCAGGAATGGGGTCTTCCGTTAGATATTGACTATAAAAGCTACTGTGGAATTGTAGATTTTCCTGTAACTCCTCGAGCTATTCAAAAGTCTTTTTATAACTGGAAAACCTGTCTTCGGTCTCTTAGAATTGAGACTCCTAAAGCAGCTCCTACACCGGCGGCTCCGAAAAAAGAAGCTCCGAAAAAAGAACCTGCTAAGAAGAAAGTAGAGACGAAAGATGAATAAGATTTTTAATCTTACTTCTACCTTTAAAGCCCTTCACGAAGATGATGACGGGGGCGTTCATATCTGCGGTATGGCAAGTACTCATGATGAGGATCGTGCAAATGATGTTATTATGGCAGAAGCTTGGACAAAAGGTGGACTCCAAAATTTTGAAAAGAACCCTATTATTCTTTTTAACCATGATTACAATAAACCTATTGGTCGAGCTACAGGTCTTAAAGTTACCGATAGTGGGCTTGAACTAAAGGCAAAAATTTCTAAGTCTGCGCCAGATCATGTGGCGCAACTAGTCAAAGAAGGCATTCTTGGAGCTTTTTCTGTTGGTTTCCGAGTCAAGGATGCTGATTATATAACGGAAACTGACGGACTAAAGATTAAGGATGCTGAGTTGTTTGAAGTATCAGTAGTATCGGTACCTTGCAATCAAGCAGCAACTTTTTCTCTGGCAAAATCATTTGACTCAGAAGAAGAGTATAATGATTTTAAGAAAACTTTCACCAATCGTGTAGATCTAGCCGGTCAGTCTCTGGCTAAGGACGAAAAATCATCGTTAGCTAGTGAAACACCGGACGAAGCGGGCATTACCGCTCACAAGGAGATCAAAATGTCGGAAGAAGTAAAAACTCCCGAAATCGACTTGGAAGCTTTTGCTAAGAAGGTGGCAGAGGAAACTGCTACTACTATTGCAATGAAGCAAGCCGAGACGAAAGCTGCTGAAGAAAAAGCAGCACAAGAAGCTGCTGAAAAAGCTAAGCTCGACGCCGAGCAAAAAGCTCAGCAGGAAGAAGAAGTACAAGCAGCTATCAAGGTTGGTGTCGAGTCAGGCGCCGATCGTTTGATGGCAGACCTTGAAGCCAAGATGGCTGCAAAGGATGCCGATATGGAAAAGATTCTTGCTCAACATAAGCAAGATCTTGAAGAGAAGAATGAAGAGCTCAGCAAAATGCGTGACTCTAAGCGTGTATTCGCTGATCGCTCTTCTGGTAACGGTATTGAAGCTCATGCAAAAGACCTTATGTATGGTCATATGCTGGGTGTATTTACGAATAAGGGCTGGGATACTAAGTATGGTCGTCAAGTTTTGGAAAAGGCAGGTATGTCTTATCCAAGCGGCACCTCCGTTGCAGACACTGACAACCTGTTGGCAGTAACTGTAGGTACGGCTCTTGAGAAAGAGGTACAATTCCAGTATCGTCTTGCTCAACTTTTCCGTGAGCTCAATATGAACTCACAATCCATGGTTCTGCCTCTGCAGAGCGACACCTCCAAGGCGATCTTCTCGACTGGTGGTGAGAATGTTCGATATACTGGTGCAGACTCCTCTGCTAACGCAGGTGACGGTACTGGTGTAACTAACGAAACCAATCCGACTCCAGGTAATTTTGCTGTAAATCAAATTATCCTGCAAGCACACCGTCTGATTTCTACTACGTTCCTTGATAATCACGTTGATGAAGAGATTCTTGTAAATCTTCTTCCCATGATGACCGAGAACGTAGCTCGTGCACACGCTCGTGCAGTAGACAACATGGTTTTGAATGGTGATTCCGGTGTAGGTATCAATGGTATTAAAGACATGGCAAATGCTCAAGCCAACTGGATCGGTGCAGCTACTGAGCGTGTATCTGTAGGTGGCACTGTTGCTCCTTCAGCTACTCCGCCCACTACTGATAAGCTTGATTCTACGCTTCTTCTTGCAGCGCGTTCATCGCTCGGTAAGTATGGCTTGGCACCTTCAGACGTAACTTACGTTGTATCTTCTGATCGTTACTATGATCTGATTGCAGATCCTGGTTTCGCGGATATTACAGATGTCGGTTCTGATATGGCAACCAAGCTGGTTGGTGCTATCGGTTCAGTTTACGGCTCGCCCGTAGTAATGTCTGATAATTTCGATCCCGAAGCAGCTAGCAATAATATTGCTTACGCAATCAATACCTCTAACTTTGTAATTCCACGTCTTCGTGGTGTAAATGTAGAGACTGATTACGAAGTACGTCAGCAGCGTCGTCTGGTAGTTGCTACTCAATCACTCGGTTTCGACCGTTTGTTTGGTACTGTAGCAGCCAACAACGTTGCGGCCGCAGCAATCACTCTGGTAGCTTAATAGCTACTGTAAACTGGGGAGGTTCGCCTCCCCAAGTTTTTACTCTTTGACTTATGGCGAATTTAATTACTTTACAACAATTCAAAGATGCGGAGCAAATAACCAACCCTCGGGATGATTATAAAATTAGCCGCATAATTGATTCCGTAAGTCAAATAGTAAAAACTTACTGTGCTAACTCAATTGTAGACTATCATTCTACAAATAAAGTCGAAACTTTTAATATTGAGTGGAATACTCATCTTGTGCAATTAACTGAAAGTCCTGTAAATACAATTGTATCGGTAGAAACTCGAGATACAGTTACTACAGCATATACAGCACTAGGAACAAATGATTTTTATTTGGACACGTCGACCGACAGTGTTTTATATGTACAGGGGGCAGGGTATAAGTATTGGCCAATAGGTCCCGGGGCTGTTAAAGTAACTTATACTGCTGGTTATGCACAAACTCCTTATGACCTACAAATTGCAGTAATTGATTTAATTAATTACTATTATAAAGATGAGCATAAAGGTCGTAGAACGCTCCAAGGCGCGACTATGGAAAATGCACCCAGTGGCGAAGGCAAAGGCTTTCCAGACCATATCAAACGAATACTTGATATGTACAAAAACTTCTAATGGCGATCAAAGTAGTAGAGGATATGCTTAAAAAAGCATATGGAGAAGCAAGAGGAAGAAAGCTACTTAGAAAAGCAAGGAGTTGGACTGATACCCAAGGCTATCATTTAATTTCTATAACAGAAGCTGAAATTGCACATCTTATTTCTAGTAACTATGTTGCTATTCGAAGAAGAGCACTTGTAACCGGAGAACAAAAAAGACTACAGGCCCAGAGAAACGATAGAGTAACAAGGGCACAAGCAGTAGAAAGTGTTTTAGAAACTTCAGATGATGTAAATATTCAGCGTCTGAGAAAAGAAGCCGCATCTTTAGCTACACATATATTTAAAAATTTTGTAAAAGAGTATAATAAAGGAATTAGAGAAGCACATTTAAAGGCTTCACAACATGGAAATAGCATTAGAATTTTGCAGCCCTCTAATTTATCTTATAAAGTTAAAGCGGCCATGAAAACTTTATTAGAAAGCAAGTCGACAGGAACTCTTTTAGACAGCATTACAAAAGGAAAGGCAGGAAGGTCTTTTGATCGTAGAACTCAATTCGTACACTTAGGCAGAACTGTAGGTCGTGCAATTGCTGAAAATTTAGGAGATTTAGAGCCG